TTAGAAAAACCTGCTTCAGCTAACTTGCTGTAATCATCTTCAGTTATAGTTCCTGTATCTTCAAATGTTTTAGATATTACTTGTGGGTCAATACCAACTTCTTCTAATACAGAAGCTAGACCATCACCATAAATTTCAGAAGGGTTATATTCTTCATCTGATGTTTCTTCTGTAGATTCTTCTGGTTGGTCTTCGGCTTTGCTTTCATCTATAGCACCAAGCTTACCTTCTAGTTCTTTGTAACTATTAACCATATCTTCTACAGTTTTAAACTTGCCAGCATACAGTCCGTTTTCATCTTTTAAACTTTCAATATCTTGTGCAGACATTGGTGGTGTTTCGTTAGCTTGTACTTGTGATGATGTCATAGTGGTTTTTTCTTTTAACTATAGTGAATTGTACTGCCATGTCTAGTAACAACACTACCAGACTTGCCAGATTTTTTAACTTCTTCAGTCTGCCCTAGCCTACTGACTACAGCATTTTCAGGTGGTATATATTTTACTTCTTCTTCTTTTTTTTGTGTGGTTTTTTTAGATGGGTTGTTCTTGTTGTTGGGCATTGTTATCAATTTGTTGTGAGATTAGACCTGCTTCAGCTTGCTTCTTAGGATCAAGCAAAGGTGAGCCAACAGCAGCACTACCAAGACTTCTAATAAGTTCTTGTTGCTGTGCTGCTTGCTGCTCCTGAGCTATCTGTTCACCTGATTTTATCAAGGTATCAGTTTCAATGCCAATACTTGTAGCTAGTCTCTTAATAGCTTCATCAAGATTTATGTACTGTCTCATAACATCAGCACCTAAAGCTTGTGCCATTGTCGTAATAAATTCTATAAGCTTCTCTTTATCCTGCCCTCTTCCAAGACCTTGAAGACCTGTAATAATAGAGATACCAACTATATCATCAGGTAGTTGCGGCACTTTGCCTGACCTAACAAGTAAGTGCATACGTCTTCTTAAGTATGGTAGCTGTAGTTCTGAGCTTAAAATAGAGTAGATTCCGCCAAGTGTTGACTCTAGTTCCTGTGTTAATATTTTTAGCTCTGTACTTGTAACTCTTTCTGCATCACGTTGTACTGCTTTAGCCATCAAGAAAGCATACTGTAATCTTTGTTCTATTCTTTGTACTGCTGTGAAAGATACTTGTAGGTCTGCCCCCTTGCCCACTTGTAAGACAGATACATCTTGAGCATTGCCTTCTCTTATAGCTCCATTAGGTGCTTTAGCTAATACGCTTGCCCTTGTTGTACCATTTGGATTTACAAGAAAAACTGTGCGAGCAGACGCAGCAGCATTTTCTATTATTGCTTTCATCAAACCTTCTAAAGAAATCAAGTCGCCACGATACTCTTCAACGTACCCCCTTCCGTAACTTTCACCACTCAACCTTGTGAACCTAAGATTTATAAAAGGGTTTACATCTTTTTTAGCTCTTCCTTCTGTGTTTGGTATTCTTTCTCCTTTACATTCTTGATGCCAGTTAAAAAAGTCACCATCTCTTTTAACGTGTGTATAAATATCTAAGTCTTCTTCTACAGTTTGATCTGTATATTTTGCTTTTTCCTGTAATTTTAATAAGAAGTCAGCAGGTAAAGCTTTACCATTAATAGTTTCTTTAATAATAATTTCTAAAGTATTTCCATTTGGATCTCTTCTACATACATACTTTTCTAATGGATAAACTTGCAAACCTTCATCAGTTAAATAAAGTAAAACATTACCACCTACTATCAAATGCTTGAGTGCTTCAAACATTGCTACTCTATCGTTTGATACTTCTATCTCTCTCATTAAGGCAGCTTCTACTTTACGCAAAGCTTTATCTATTTCTGTTATTGCTTCTTGACCACCTTCTTGTTGAGCTATTTTAATTTGATCTAATACTAATTTAAAGAAAGGAATGTTTGTAGGAAAAAGACCTGTCAAAAGTTTTGCAGCTAAACTGTTTACACCAGCAGCCCCAATAGATTGATAAGGTGTCTTAATCCTACTTCTCCTAGAGCCACTACCACCTGCTGTCTCTGGTATTAGATAAGGCAAGGTAAACTTGCTGGACTCTTGACCTTCTCTAAGATAAGTAGATCTTTCAGATGCCATTTGTTCATAGAGTCCTGCTGCTGTAGTGACTTCAGAAGATTTGTATTCCATATTTAAACTGGTGTATTTAAGTTGCCTGATCTAGTAGTCTGACCACCTGCTAACAAAGGTATTCTTAATGAAGCTGTACCTCTTCTTTTAAGTTGCCTTTTACCAGCAGCAATAGTTCTACCTTTCCTTTCTTCTTTGGCAACGGTTCTTTGTTGTCCAGTTACTACCTGTTCAGCAGTCTTTTCTGCTTTAGGTGCTACTGGTTCGGGATCAGGTAAAGGTGGGGGTGGGGGTGGTTGTCTGAAAAAACACATGATTTTTAATACCTTGATGAATTAGTAAAGTCACCAGCAAGTCTTATGTTAGATAACTCTCTATCGTTATCTTTAAGAGTACCAGCTTCTTTCTTTTTCCTTCTAAGTTTTAGTTGTTCAGTAACTTTAGCTGTGTCAATAGGATCTTTAACATCCTTCTGCTCTCCCTCTACAACAGGTGGGGCATCTTTAAATTCAGCTTTTTTAGGTGCAGGTGTAGCCCTACCTCCTCCTCCAAAGAAACACATAGTTACTAATCCAAAACTTTGTTGTTTAACATAGTTTCACGTTGTCTTTTCTGTTGTTCAATTAGATAATCGACAACATACCTTTGCCCTGCACGATACCATATTTCTCTATCAGATAAAGATAAGTCAGGATGACGATTTGGGAAGACTTCATCTAAGCCTTGAATTAAATCATCAGTAATAGGTGGTAACTTCAGACCCAAAGTTTAGATTGAAACTACTATTATAGTAGTTCATAATTTGAAAATATAAATACCTTTGTGTATATATATATGCTAATGTGATTTGTAATGGGGGTGGTTTCCCATTGGTAAAGCGTAAGAAAACCTTAGAACTGTGGCTCGTTTTAGGGTTTTCCTTACGGCTTCCAAAGATTTACTTCGCCTGTCTGATAGTTATAATCTCCTTCTCTAAGTATTCTTGTAAGTCTTGCATTGAGTATGGCATCAGCTAATGTATGCCCTTTTTTTATGTAAGTCTTAGATACCTTATCCCATAAAGCTTCAATAGTATCTGGTGTATCAGCCAATGTCTTGCTTGCTGTAACCATACCCATACCTTTAATACCTATTATTCCGTCACCTGCATCACCAGCCATAGACATTTCAAACCAATGCCTGTTGGCTTTTTTTTGTGTAATGTGTTCTACTTCTTCTGCTGCAAGTAGCTTGCAAGGAATAGTTCTCATATCCTTATCGACTGACACGATAATAGGATTGTCATACCTACCATTAGTTGCAAGTAACCCAAGTACGTCATCACCCTCAAGGTTTGGATAAGTAATACATTCATATCTTTCTTTCACTTTGTTGATTGTATTTTTAAGAGCCAAAGGTTTTAGTTTTCCTATCCTGTTAATTTTGTAGTCAGGGAATATCTCATGTCTGAATGTAGGGTAAGAAGTAAAGCACATAACAATATCATGCTTGCTTTCTGCAATAGTTCTGTAAACATCTAACCTATTCTCTATCAGGTTTAGACAGTCTCTTACATCACTATGTAATGTATGCTCCCATTCATTCCATTGCGTGTCTTCCTGACAGGCACAGCAGCTTGAGAATATCAACCAATCAGCATCAATAAGAAGTGTCATAATTAATCTCCAAAGGTGTCTTCATAAACAACTAACCGACCTGTGTTCTGGTCGTACAGTAACCTATCTACTTCTCCTGTCATACCAGTATGTCTTGACTTAAGTATCTTTAGTTGTAGTCTTGATCTTTCGTATGCTTCTCCTACTTGGTTTCGTGAAGCACCAAGAACTATGTCACTTAACTGAACCAGACTATGAGATCCTCTTAGATCAGAAACAGATATGTCTCTACCTTCCTCATGTCCTTGTCCTTGTGGTCTGCGTAAGTGGCTGACTACTATCAAAGCTATATTTGTAGATTCACATAAGCTTCTAAGCTTTGTCATAGTTACATCTATAGCACGTCTTTCATTATCTAACTCAAGACCTGACATGACTATAGATATGTGATCCAGTATTACTACCTTTACTTTATCTACTGTTGCCAGATACCTTATCTGTTCTAGTAATACATCAGGGTCAAGACTACCAAAGTGATTATATAAAAATAGATTTCTTGTAGATGTCAGCTTATCAAATGCAGCTTTGATTTCTTCATCTGTATATCTATTGTCGTTGAGATGCAAAGGGCAGTTAAGATCTATGCCAACCAATCCCTGTAATGTTCTTTGTACTGTTTCTTCTAGCCCTATATAACCTACCTTGATGTCACGTTGCAGAAAGTGATAGGCAAGTTCTCTGCATATAGTTGATTTACCTGCACCACTACCACTAGCTATCGTAAACAGTTGGCTTGGAAATAAACCTCTTGTATATTCATTCAGCTTTGGATAAGGAAAGTCTGATATAGGTAAGCTTGTTTCTTTATTGAATAAATCCCAAGCATCAGCAGCATTAATTAAACTGTCTGGTCTTACTGGTCTGGCTTTCCATAATCTATCTTTAACAAGTTCACCTTCATTCAAGACCAGATGTTCGTTGACATCTTTCCTGTCTAGTCTTGCAATAGCAACCTTACCTTTAGGCAAGACCTCCATACATTTCTGACTAGCTTTTTCTCCTGCTTCATCATTATCAAAGCAAAGAACTATACGACAAAAACTATCTAACCATTTATAGTTTGCTGCCAGATACTTAGCTGCTGACTGCACTCCTGATGGTATAGATATACAAGGAAACTTATTACCCTGTATCTGACTAGCACTCATGCAGTCAATCTCTCCCTCGCAACAGGTAACAAAGACTGATCCATTACTACCATGTTGTCGCCATAGATGTTGACCCCATAGTTGTACCTTTGACATGTCACCAATCCATATAAACTTTTTGTCTTGAAACCTTATATGCTGTGCTACATCTTTACCGAACTGATCTTTGTATGTAGCTACTTGAACTGGTTGTCCTCTGTATTCTCCTTGCCCATAACCAAATAGTTCGCAAGTCTCCTTAGTGATTCCACGTTTGGGTAGAGCTATCGGTGTCACCTTTAATAATCTAGGTGTTGGCTTTCTCATTGGAATGATGTTACTCAATTTCTTTTCTTTCTTGTTTGGGTAGTAGGTGTAGTCGCAGCCCATAGTAAAGCAATGTTCATGCCCATCATCAAAGACTGCACAATTTTTCTTGCCACACTCAGGACAAATCTTTTTATTCTTGTATTGGCTCTTCATCTAAGTTACATTTGTGTTCTTTCAAACTGACATCAACCCAAGTCTTACCGTTGTAAACTCTCCACATCTCATTGATGGGATCAAAATAAATAGCACCTGCTTTTGGATTGTCAGGTAAATGGTAGTTAAACATTAGTACCAATCATCAGGAATAGTTTTATCGCAGTATTGAAACCCATGTCTCGTACACCATTTGGCATACGAGATAGAGTTCTTAGCTTTAGATAATTTAGTCTTACTGTTTTGAAAACAGAATCTAATATCTAGTTCGGGTCTAGTCTTCTGGATAATAAGATGCTTTCTTCTGTCCTCTTTTGAAAAGTACCCTTTTGTTTCAACAATAAAATTGTTGAGGATAAAGTCAGGCTTATAGCAGCAAGTAATTTCATAAGGAATTTCTAATGATTCGTAAGTAAATACAATTTTCTTTTTGTTTAATGTAGCTGCAAAGTCAGCTTCAAACTTACTTTTGTATTTAGAAATCTGCTGCTGATGTTGCAGTTCTTTTTTCTTCATAAGTGGGTTGTGCTTCTGCTTCAAAGTCTGGGCTGCCTGTCCATTCAGCGTGTCTTCTTACTATGACTTGCAAAGGTTGGCATCTGATACCGACACCGTTAGCACCTGCATCATAGCCACTACACTTCATAGACATTTGACCTTCCAAAGCTGGACTAATCTTTTCATACTCTTTCTTTTCCTCTTCTGTCATAAGACGTAAGGGATCTTCATTAGCCCAAAAGGTTACAGGTGGATTAGTCCATACATCACCATTCTGTTTTACACCTCCAGCCTTCTTACTTGTCCTGATAACTAGGTAATCATCTTCAAGAAAGTAAGGCAATGATGGTTCGCCATGTTTGTTTTTTGTAAGACTAAACTTTCTGTCTGGATAGTGTTCTTTCAAAGCAGCTTTCCATCTTTCAAGTAACCCTTCTAACTGTTCAAAGATATGTTCAACAGCGTCAACCTGCTTACCCATTTTATCTTTCATCATTGTGCCTTTCTTGATAAGACACTCTGCTTTATATTTCCTAACACCTTTGTATTCATCAGGGGTTACAAGATATGAATACCTAAAATTAGTAGGGTTAGGTGTGACTATCTTAATAGTCTCTGGCTTGAGTTCTTCCATGTTTTTACCTTGGCTTGGTTTCTTTTTAATGCGTCTTTAATAGACGTTTATTAACTATACCTCGATCTTTTGTTATGTAAATATATATGGTGCAGTCAAGACATCTGTTATATCAAAATCCCCCATCCGTAGTGCAGAGGGTAAGTCCTTACTATCACTTAATTGTTCTGCTGATTGATGATGTAGATAGTCTAAATTGTTATCACTATATATATCAAAAAATGCTTGCTTAACACAATGTATGAAATCATCTAACTGGCTGGCTGGACTACCAAAGCAGTCATGAATAATACAAAACTGATGAAGTCCTTTTTGATTTGCTTTTAATAAACTTAACTGTAGATGTGCAGCATCAAATGAATGTATGTAGTTACTAGGAAAACCTTGAGCCTGTTTCCTTTTGTCAACCTCTAACAAATTAGGTACACCTATATGTAATCTCATACTTGAATTACTTAGTTTTGTTCTAACAATTTTTGTATGGTTCATATAATATTTTTGCTGTACTAAAAATCCTGACGGTGTATGCCATTTAATAATTTTATTTTCTTTGTTAAAACAACTAGCTATCTTAGTAAGATACTTTAAAACTGTATAACTTTCAGGGCATATATTTTTTACAGCTTCTTGTATCAGAGATGCAAGATAATAATTATTCTTAAAATTTTTTGCAATAAAAATATTTTCATTTACAAAGTATCTCTCAATGTAGTTAGCTATTCCAAATAAAGTTGAGTTATAAGGTATCATTAGTACAGGTTTCTTTATAAACTTTCTTGTTAATTTATCAGAATATCTTTTCCATATTGTAGCTTGTTCTGAAGTGTCACTCTCAAGTAATAGCAAGAGTTTATCAAGTACATCTTTATATAAATCCTGTGGTTGTTTATTATATTGTAGGTTTACTTTACTAGCTAGATTTGTAGAAGATATTAAACCAGCTATATGTTGATACCCATTATTAGTACCATCAAGGCAGCAGCAGTAGCGTGATATAAAACCATTGTTCAATCCTACATTTTGAAAGTCGTACCATTCTTTGCACCAACCCAAGAAAGCAAATGGTTCTTTTGCTTTACCCCATATATCAAGATTCTCTATAGGATCAAGTGCTACTTGTTCTGCAAAGTCTGAGCCTTCTATGTATGCCCACTCTAATCTTTCTTCATAGCTTGCTTTATTCAATCCATGTAAACCATAAGCATTAGCTCCTGCTATAGCTAACCAATCTAAATCTCTTTTTGTTTTTATCTCTGCACCTTCATGAAAGATATGTAATGATCTAGCTATATCAGTTCCTTGAGGATGAAAGTGTGCAGTCAATGGGTACATACGTCCGCAGAAATCCATTTGAAAAACATGAAAAAATTTTTCTCCGACAAACTTTTTTGCAGTATCAATAATAGATAATATTTGAAATCGTTTTACTTTATTAGCGTGGTTAGTATCATGAATAAGACTAGCTTGATACCTCCATGCTTTTGTCTTCTCCTTATCATCCCAACTATCAGGTTTTGTAGGTAACTCTAGTGGTTCTTTATTTATCAAACCTCCAACTTCTATACCTTCTTCCCAACAATATACAAGAATATCAAATACAAATTTATTCACCGTCCATGCTGTATGACTTGCAAGTGTCAGAGCCTTTAGACTTACTGTTAGGTCTTCTTCTTGTAGTGCTTGTAACGATTCAGGATTGGTAGTCTTTACAGCACAAGTCTTAAGTCTATCGGTGTAGTAACCTCCATCAAATATTGTTGTATATGGTTTAGGTTTATCGAAGCAAGGAAGATATAGAGGATAGGCAGCAATACGATTAGCCCTTCCTTTTTTAATCCACTTGTCTGCCACTTCTGTAAAGACAACAGTAGAAACTATAGTCTTGCCAACTCTTTTGTTGATTAGTTTTATCATGCCAACATGAATGATTACCAACTCAATAAGTTTGATACCAACTCTTAGTTTGTTTTCTTTACTCCACGTTTGAAACTCTATACCTTTCTTATTCATGTGTGATCTAACCATATTCTTTTTATAGTTAGCGTGGTTAGTATCTCTTGTATGGTGCTTTATAGCTTTAAAAAACTTAGGGTCTTGCTGTTCAAAGATTGTATAACGCATCTCATCTTCAAGCATTTTACCTATGTTTAAAGCTATAGAAGTTGTTGTCTTTTCTAGTGATGTATTGTCTATGATTACTTTAAAAGC